TCAGTCATATCCTTCTGGAAACTCGAACCGGGCAACGATCCGCTGCCGCAGCGGTTGGGAAAGCGGGCTCTCGATCACGGCGTGCCCCTGGTAGGCATGGATCACGCTGGGCAGCAGCTCCCGAACCGAGAAAATCCCCAGGTGCTTCGCGACGCTGCCCTGCCGCATCCGAAACAGCAGGACGTCACCCGGCTCAGGCGATTCACTCGGGTCTCGTTGAAGCAGATGCCGCATTGCCGCCTGCCAAAGACGCTCTTCGCCCGACGCTTCGGACCAATCCGCCGAGTACCCCGGCACCGTCTCCGGCTCCGCGCCGAACAGCTCCCGCCAGACACCGCGAACCAACCCGAGGCAGTCCGTTCCCACCCCCTTGACCGATGCCTGATGACAGTAGGGCGTCCCGATCCAATCCCGTGCGATCTCCATCACGCGTTCTCGCATGCGCTCCACCTTTCAGTCCTTCACGACACAATGGGCGCGTTCATGCTGCCCCCGTCATATTCCTCTCCACTGCGTGGATAGGAGGTGAGCCAATCCTCACCCGGGATGTGAGGACAGCCACGAAAGTTCATGAAATTGTTGAATTTCATCGCACATTGGGAGGCCGTCTTGTTGCATCCTGCTTCCAGCCGGATCCGATCACCTGCCCGGACATCCGCCCGAAGCCCCTGCCAGAGCGTCACTTCGCGCATCCCGCCGCTCGACAGATCGTTCTTGATCCAGCCGATAAGCCCGGATCCCGCGCCATCAAGGATCCGCAGGCGGCCCCGTTCGAACCATCCAGCCGAAAATCCGCCGTGGTCAGAAAAGCGGATAACCCGAGCGTCTTCCACATCGGCCACATCGAACTCGGCGAAATACCCCGCAGAATTCAGATTGAACCGGCATTTGCTATCCCCGAGAACAGCCGAACAGCTACGCTGAAACAGCCGCCCGCGCGGCCGGTTGAGTGCGTCGGTCAGCCCGCGCAACTCGGCACCAAACGCACCGTCGTTCCGGGTGACCTCGCCCAGCGTTCCCGTGAACCGCACCACCCGCTCGTTCGGGTCAACCCAGTTGACCAGCCAACAGGTCACCTGCGCCTCATCGAAACGTCCCGCCTCGATATCGGCCTCCGAGATCCCGGCATCGCTCAGCGCGCCGACAGTTTCGCTGTTGTTCACCGCGAGCCCCGTCGTCGTCTCGAGCGCGCTGGCAGTAACTCCACTGCTTGCGCCGAAGACCATGCCATCAAAGCTGATGTCAGCATCGTGATCGGTGAAGCCGCGGGTCCAGCCATCCTTGCGCTGCAAAAGCCAGCAGCGACAGGTGGTCGTGCATTTGGTGGCGAGATGCGCGTAAAGCGCCTGTGCGTTCGGTGTCGATCCGGCCATCACATCCGTACCTCCACCACGGGAACATCCGGCACCTCGCCGGCTTCGAACCCCACCGCAGAAACGCGGATGCCGTCAGTGTCGAAGCGAACTGGCACGTCGAACTCGAACCCGGCTGTCACGATCGCGCCACTCTGGGGCGCCGTTGAACAGGTGACGATCCCGGTGCTCTCGTCCACTGTCCAGTCTGTTCCCTCGGTACGTTCGACACCGTCCAACGCCACCCGGACACTCCCGGCCACGGGCTTCCGGATCGGCCGGACATAGCTCTCGCCGCCAGATGTGTAGACTTTCACAAGCTGAAAGCCCGCAGTCGCACCGTCTCCGAATCCGAGCGACTGGTCCCTGCAATCGATCGCCGCCGAAGGCAGAGACGACTTGTAGTCCGTCCAGTCCTTCCAGCGAAACGCGTAGAGCTGCCCCCTCCGCGCCTCGAAGAAAGCGAGAAGCTCTTCCAACTCGTCCAGCGTCCGAACGCCCAACCCCGCGTCGTAGCGGCGCCGCGAATGCGCCCAGGGCGTGTTGCGCTCCTCATATCCATTTGCCAGCGAAATGATCTCGGTTCGCCGCTCCGGACCGCCCAGCGATCCGAAGCTCACCGCCGTCGGGAAACGGAATTCGTGAAATCCCATGTCAGCCCCTCCTTGCGTCTACCGGTTCCGCTGACCACGCCCGAGCGCACGGCCGAGCTGCGCGGCGACCTGGCTCTGGCTGCGCCGGAACCCTTCGATATCGGGCGTCGAGATATTCACGACGACACTCGGCGCCGCGTTCTGCCCGCCCGCCTCCGCACGAACGCCAAGTCGACCATCTGCGCCGCGGGAGAGCGGCATGATCGCCTCAGGCCCGGCCTCGCCCATCAGACCGACCCTGCCACGCATCGGAAAAACGGTCTGCGCCGTAACGACACCACCACGCGCGAAGGGCATCACACGCCCCTGTGCGAAGCTTCCGCCTCCCGCGAAGGCCGCAGCCCCGATCCCGGCGAAACCACTCGCAATGGACCCGCCGATCTGCTTGATGACAGGCTGGATCGCCGCGGAATAGGTCGCGTCGACAATCGATTGCGCGACCATCTTCATTGCGTCCGAGGCATTCATCCCGTCGAACACGAGCCCCTCGAACGCGCGCCTCAGACCGCCGCCGATGCTCGTGGAAAGCTTTCCGGCGCTGGAACTGGTCTGCGAGAGATCCGTCCGCATCCGCCGCAGTTCGCCGTCGAAAGCCGCCATAACGTTGCCCGCGTCCGCCAAGCTTCGCTGAAGGGCGTCTACCTGCCCCGAGAAGCCCTGATCGCCGTCGAATTCAAAGGCCATTGCTGCTTTCCTCACCTGTGTCGGGATAGGCGCGCGCGAGTTCGTCAAGGCGCGCACGCGTGAACGCGGGTCGCCCGGCCTCAGCGCCCAACATGACGAGCAATTCGATCGGCGAGAGCCTCCAGAACACTTCGGGCGCCAACCCGAGGTCCCGGAGCCCCAACCGCATGAGCCCGGCCCAGTCCATGCATCACGCTCCCTTCTCAGGTAGCGCGAAGGCACGCGCGAGCATCTGAGCCGCCGCCCGCGCCGCCTCGGCCGGTCCGCCACCGATTTCCACGCAGCGGAGATCCTCGGCCGTTCCCCGCCAGCCGCCGCCGCGAAGCCCGGCAACGAGCAACGCCAGCACGTCGCGTGCCCGGAACCGCCCGGATTCGAACCGCTCGACGAGATCGACCAACGAAACCTCCTCGAGGCACTCCTCCAGTTCCGCGAGCGCCCCGAGCGTCAACTTGCAGACATGCGGCGCGCCATCGAGCACGACCTGCACTTCGCCCGTCCACGGGTTCGCCATGGATCAGGCCGCCGTGAAGGTGATTGCGCCGGCCGAGGCCAGCGAAATCTCGAAATTCGCCTCGCCATCGTGACTTCCGGAGTATTCCAGAGACGTGATCTGGAACGGCCCTTCAATCGTTCCGAAATCCGGCACGATGACTTGAAAACCGGGGGTCAACCCGTCGAAGAAGACCTGCCGCGCACGCTCGTCGGTGGTCGCGTCCTTGAAGATCCCCGACCCGCTGAGCGAGGCACTGCGAACACCCGCGCCACCAAGCAGCTCCCGCCAGCCGCCCGTGCTCTCGAGCGTGGTCACGTCGACCGTCTCCGCGTTGAAGGTCACTCGCGTGGCACGCAGTCCCGCGATCGTCGAGAAGCTGCCGCCTCCATCCATGTCGAGTTTGATCAGAAGATCCTTGCCGGCTTGAGCGCCCATGGCCGTTCTCCGTCCAGTTGAATTGTTGTTCGATCACACGTCGTCGATTTGCGCCTCGAAGAGCAGATCGACCCGTCGACGTGTTGCGTCGCCCACCCGCCGGGCACTGGCCCGGACAAATTGCATCCGCACAAGGCGTCCCGGGCCCGACGCCGGAAGGGCGTCCTGAAGACTGTCCGAAACGGCACCGGCGAGGCTCTTGGCTGCCTGGAAGCCCGCGCCATCGTTGACGATGCTGACCGTGAAGCGGTGCACCGCGCCGCGCCCCGTCTTGTCGTTTCGTGCGACTGCGTCTTCGGGTCCGAGGCTGATGTAAACCGGCGGCACCGTTCCGGACGGCGCCGCATCAAAAATGTTCGTGCCGACCAGCGCGGATACCGACGGATCTGCCAGAAGATGCTGGTAGACCGCGGTTTGAAGCGCCGCCGATGCGCCGTAGCTCATGCCGACGCCTCCTCTTCACGCGCGTAGCAGGTCAGATATCGTCCCCGCGTGCCTGAATCCGCCACGGCAAGGATCCGGAACACGCGCGGACCTTCCCGGAACCGCTGGTCGGCCCGTGGCCGCCGCGTGTCGTCCGGCGGCGCCGCGCGCACGGTAATCCGGTAGGGCACATAGGAAAGCGTCACGAAATCGGATTCCGTTTCGCGCCCCGTCCCCGCCTTTACCTCGGCCCAGAGCGTTCCGAGCGGGACCCAGGTCTCCACGTAGCCACCCGACCCGTCGGACGTTCTTTCCAACGTCTCGAGCACCAACCGCCGCCGCAGTTCGGGTTCTTGCATGCTCATCGCACCCCTCCGCCCACGAGCCGGACGTTGCGCCAGCGGTCGACAAGCGAGGAAACGCCATAGGGCATCACGGCACCGCCGACGCGCATTTCGTGGCGGTATTCATAGTAATAGGCCGCCAGGAGCATGACTGCCTGCGCGAGGTCCGCCGGAATGTCGGTCCAGCTCTCGCCGAAGCCGGCGGTGAATTCGACCCGCGCCGAGCCCTGCGACGGGATGGTCGGCAGCCGCGCCCCTCGCGCCATCAGCACCGGCCGGTGCATGTCCTGCTGAAGCTTGTATTTCGACGGATCTACGATCACCTCCCAATCGAGGCAATCAACGATCCGCACCTCGCGGATCGCGCTCACCGGCGCCACCGGCAGGGTCTGCGCCCGCCCGTCCCGCCAGGCCATCAGGCTCCAGCTGAAGTCACGCTCCAGGAGCACCTTGCCTGTCCAGGCCTCCACCGCCGCGATTGCCGCGCGCAGGAAGGTCTCCAGAAGGCTGTCCTCGGCTCCCTCGTCGGCAAACCCTGTGCCCAGACGCAAGTGATCCCGAAATCCCGCAACCGGCAGTGAAGCGGCAGGCGTTGTGGTCTGCTCGACTAACATCATCCAGCTCTCCGAATTGTTCTGCCCCTCATCGGTCTTTGACAGACGTGCGCGCCCCGCATTGCTCGACGGAGGGGGAGCAACTGGACAACGCGGGCCGAGAACCTCTCGACGCACGCCTGCCGACCGCCCCGGGTGTGGGTGCCGGGGCGGCCATTCCGGTCAGGGTCAGCTAGCCGAGAATTTCAGGACCTTGATCGCGGCGAAGTCGCTGACATCGCCACCGACCCGCTTGGTTGCGTAGAACAGGACATGCGGCTTGGCCGAGAACGGGTCGCGCAGGACACGCAGGTCCGGACGCTCGGCAATCGTGTAGCCGGCCGAAAAATCGCCGAAGGCAATGGCGTTCGCGCCGGACGCGATGTCGGGCATGTCCTCGGCAATCAACACCGGGTAGCCGAGCAGGCGGGCCGGTTCGCCGGCAGCCAGGCCATCCGACCAGAGGAAGCGGCCATCGGCATCCTTGAGCTTGCGCACGGTTCCGGCAGTCTTCGAATTCATCACGAAGGTGCCGTTGGCACGGTATTCGGCACCAAGCGCGTAGACCAGGTCGATGAGCGCGTCGGCCGAACCGAACGCACCGTCGACTCCAGTCGCGATGTAGCCGATCTCGCCCCAGGTCCAGATTTCATTGTCGGCAACCGTGTGCGACAGGAAGCCCGTCGGCTTGTCCATGCCGTTGCCGTTGATGAAGGCGGCGGCTTCGGCACGGGCGAACTTCTTCGCGATGCGGTCGGCCAGCCAGCCGTCGATGTCGAAGGCGCTGTCGTCAAGCAGCCGCTGGCTGGCCTTCGGCATCGCCGACAGCTCGTGCAGAGGGATCGAGATGCGTTCGATCTGCGGCGTATCGGTCTCGATGGTTGGGTCCGACTCGGTGGCCCAACCCGACCCGAGCTCGCCCTGATCGATGAGCACGTCAAACGAGGTCGACTCGACATGCACCACATTGGCGATCGACCGGATCGAGGCTGCGGACGAAAGCACCGTGGCGACCGCCGCAGAGGTCTCCGGGTCCACCAGATACCCGCCATCAGCGGCGACGGCGGTCGAGAGCGCCTTGCCCTCCAGCTCCAACCCGCGCAGGAGATCGTCGTCGCCCGACCGCAGATAGGACTCGAAGGCCTTCTGGTGCGGCGCACCGGCCTCGTCGGCGGCGGCGGTGGAGAGGGCGGGACGCCCGGCAAACATGGTCTTCCGATCCAGCATGGTCAGTCGCTCTTCCTGATTGTGAAGCTTTGATTTGATGTCGGCCTGGAACTCCCTGAATTCCCCAAGGAACCCCAACATGGCCGTCTTGACGTCGGGCACAGCTTGCCCGTCCCGAGCCTTTGCCTCGGTTGTGCTCATCAGCTTGTCCTTCCTGATCTGGGCTCGGCGGCTCAGCGCTCCGCCATTTCGCGGCGGGCCGCCTCCAGCGCCTCCGCCAGCTCACGCATCGGGTCCGGCTCAGGCACATCCCCCTTCGCGCCCACCCGCGCCTCGGCGAGCATCGGGAAGGTCACCAGCGACACTTCCCAGAGCTCCAGGTCGTGCAGCAGCCGGCGGCCGGCCGCGTCCTTCTCGGCCCGTTTCGTCCGGTATCCGATCGAAAGACCATCAATGGCGCCGGCCTCGATCAACGCCGCGGCCTCGCGGCCCTTCGCCACATCGGTCAGGATCCGCCCCTTGACCCGGAGTCCGCGCTCATCCTCGCGGACCTCGTCCCAAACGCCGATCGGCTGCGCGGGATCGTGCTGCCAGAGCATCTTCACCCGCCGGTCGCTGTCCTGGAGTGCCTGAAGCGAGGCACGGTAGGCGCCCGGCTGCACGATGTCATTGCCTTGGTCCTTGAGACCGAACAGCGACGCGTATCCCTCGATCACCGAGCCGTCCCGAACCGTCAGATTGGCCTCCAGCTGGCAGAATTTCCGCTCCAGCCCTGTGCCGTATATGTCCGTCATCCCGTGATGTCCTTCCTTCGACCTCAGCTCTCGTCCGGCTTGGGCGGCAGCCCGAGCAGCGTCCGTTTTTCCGCATCCGTCAGGAAGCTCGCCGCGCCGATCCGTGTCCATTGCGCCTCCCGCTCGACCGACAGCGCCGGGACGCGGTCGAGATCCGGCGCCAGCATCACCACCTGCCCCGCGAAACGCGACAGCCAGTCCGAGATCGTTGCCGTCACCCGCGTGATCATCGGCAGCACCGTCAGCCGGTGGAACGCCCGATTGGCTTCTTGGTAATTGGCATAGGTCGCGTCTCCCGGGATTCCCAGCATCATCGGAGGCACGCCAAAGGCGGTCGCGATCTCGCGCGCCGCGTCCTGCTTTGTCTGCTGGAACTCCATGTCGGACGGCGAAAAGCCCATCTGTTTCCAGTCGAGCCCGCCCTCGAGCAACATCGGCCGCCCGGCATTGCGCGCGCCCATGTGGTGCATCTCCATTTCCGACAGAAGCCGGTCATACTGGTCCGCCGACAGCGTTCCGGGCCCCCCGTCCGCGCTCTTGTAGACGATCGCTCCCGAGGGCCGCGCTGCGTTGTCGAGCAGGCCCTTCGACCAACCCGAAGCGCTGTTGTGCACGTCCACCGCCGCCGCCGCCGCCTGCATCGGAGACAGCCCGTAATGGTCATCCGTCGGGTGGAAACTCCTGACATGGCAGATCGGCGGCACCTCGGCGGCCATGTCGAACCGCACCTTCTTGCCACCGACGGCGTATTCATAGGCCACGGGCCAGCCATCCGGCCCCGGAACGATGTTCATCCGGTCGGACCTGAGCACATGCAGCTCGAACGGCAGGCCGCCATCGCCCACCGCCTCGACATAGCCATTGCCCGAGAGCAGCAGATGTCCGATCAGCGCCTCAAGGAAATCCGCCCGCCCCTGCGCCGGGTTCGGCCGGTTCACCAGGTCAAGCACCGGATGCAGTTCGTAACGCCGCTCGGCGTCTTGGCAGGTGAGCGGGATGGCCGCCGCCGCTTCCGCGATCAGCTTCACGCAGCGATAGCCGACCGGGTTGTTCACAAACCCCACCTTGGTGAGCGTGGCGGTGTCCCGCGGCGACCAGACGACGCGCCCACCGCCCTGCCAGGCGATCACCGGCCCAGTCGCCGAAGCCTTCTGCTCGGGGGGGACGCTCAGCCCGGCCTCCTGGCCGGACCGTCGCAGGAAATCCAATACCATGCGCTCTTGCTCCTTCTCTTTCGAGGGGGCCGCCGCCCCGGCGTCACTGGCCCGCCCCCCCGGCCACTCTGCCGGGGGGGCGGGCAACCGGAGAGAGGGGCGCGCCTTCCCCGGCCCGCCGCACATCTCTCCCGTCCTGTCGTTGAATTCAGAGCGTCCGGATCGCCGGACGCCGGAACTGCGCCGCCGGATCGAGCAGCAGCTCGGTCATCGCCCAGACCAGCGCATCCACCCGGTCCGGCGAGCCCTTGCCGCCATAGCCGCGTGTCGTCATCCGGCACATCTGGTCCTCAAGGTCACTTAGGCCCCGGACGTGATGCACCCGTCCCTGTTCGTAGAGCGCCGCCACAGGCTCCGCCCGCGCTGACTTGCCATGCCGCGCCCGAACCGCCTTGTAGGGCAGCATCGGATCGATCTGGTTCAGCACCGTCTTTACGAGGTCGCCGCCCTGGTTGACCTCCGCCACCAGTCGGTCCGCACCATGCCGGTCCATCGCCGCGACTGCGGCATGCGCCTATTGCAGCGGCGAGGCCGCCGAAACCGACGCGTCCTCCAACACCCAGGCTTCCCAATCCTTCGGATCGCCGCGGGTCACGGCTCCCACCACCACGATCCCACAGTCGTCCGAGCCGGCGTTGCCGGTTACCGGCGGGTCGATCGCCACGACCACCCGGTCGAAATCCGGCGTCGCGTCCACCCGTGCCGCCTCGATCCTCGCCGAGGTCCAGAGAGCCCCTTCGGTGTCCTCGACCAGCACGCCGTCGAGTTCCTGCCGACCAAGCCGCGTGCCGTCATAGCGCGCCCGGACCTCCTCGAGAAAGCTCTCGGCGAGGTTCGCCCGGTTGGCCTCGGTCGGCGCCTGTGTCACCACGGTCGAGTCGCGCTTCAGGAGCGCCTTCAGGATCGGCACGTCGCGAGGCGTCGTGGTCACGCATTGCCGCGGGTTCTCGCCGAGCCGCAGACCGAATTGCAGCATCGACCAGGTCTCCTCGGCTTTCTTCCACTTTGCCAGTTCGTCCACCCAGGCCGCGTCGAATTGCGGCCCCCGAAGCGCCTCCGGCTCATGTGCCGAAAAGGCCTGCGCGATGGCTCCGTTCGGCCATTCCAGCTGCCGCTTGCCGGCATGCCACTCGGGCACCCTGTCCGGCGGAGAACAGGCGACGATGCCGCTGTCCCCGAACACCATCACGTCGCGAACCTGGTCGAAGGTCTCACCGACCAGCGCCACGCGGCGGGACCGGCCGGGTTCCCCCGGCCGCCCCCCTTCCACTTGCGCCCGGACCCATTCCGAGCCGGCGCGGGTCTTGCCCGCGCCCCTGCCGCCCAGGATCACCCAGGTCTTCCAGTCCCCGACCGGGGGAAGCTGATGCGGCAGCGCCCAGAACTCGAAGAGCCACGGAAGCGCACACAGCGCGTGCTCGGTCAGCCCCTCAAGAAACGCTTCCTGCTCCTCTTGCGGCGCGGATGCGAGCCATTCGGCGCCCGATCTCAT